CAAGGATATGATTGTTCAAGAAAATAGAAAAGGTATAACACTTAAAGTAAATAGAGTCAATGCTCAAAAGAATAAAGAAAATCTGGAAGAATAAATGGTTAATCCTTGAAGGGATGATCAACTACTACTTTACACGTAGGAAGATAGAACGTATAGCTTATTGGAGAAATGAGATATGCAAAAGCTGCCGGTTTATTGATTTAGAAGGATCTAAGTGTGAAGTACCCGGTACTCAACCTTGTTGTGGAGATTGTGGCTGCTCTCTAAAATATAAAACTAGAAGCATGTCTTCAACATGTCCGCATGGAAGATGGTATGCTGTTATGACTGAAGAAGAGGAGGATGATCTCAATGCAAAACTAGAAAACTATGGCAATAGTATTTAAACCAGAAGATCATAGCTATGTAAGCCTTGATCCCAATGAAAATATCAAATGGACTAGTGTAACTGGTATCATATCTAAATTCAAAAAACCTTTTGATGCTGATCTTATTGCTGAGAAATCATCTAAGAATAAGAAAAGTAAATGGTTTGGACTTACTCCAGATGACATTAAAGAAGCTTGGAAGAATGAATCTCAGAAAGCTGTCAACCTAGGGACCTGGTATCACAGTCAAAGAGAATTAGCTTATACCTCATGTGATACTATAGAACAAGATGGTTACACTTTATCTATATTCAAACCTATTGAAACTGATGGGATTAAAAAAGCTCCTGAGCAAAAACTAAAGGATGGCATATACCCAGAGCATATGATGTATCTTAAAAGTGCAGGGTTATGCGGACAGGCTGACAGAGTAGAAGTAATAAACGGTTATGTTAATATCTACGATTATAAAACAAACAAGGAGATTAAAACACAGTCATATGTTAACTGGGAAGGAATTAGTGATACTATGCTTCCTCCGGTTAATAACTTGGGTGATTGTAATCTTAACCATTACGCTTTGCAATTAAGCTTTTATATGTATATGATTATCAAGCATAACCCTAGGTTAAAACCAGGCAGGATGATTATAGAGCATATACTATTTAAAGAAGCTGGTAGAGATGCTTATGATAACCGTGTTGTACTTTATGATGAAATGGGAGAACCAGTAGTAGATGAAATAGTAAAGTATGAGGTACCTTATCTTAAAACAGAAGTAATAAACATTATAAATCATCTGAAAGAAAATGTCAAAGCTTAATGAAAATATAGAGCTTTTTAAATGTTATGTAAAAGCATCACATTTTACAAAAGATCAAGCTGATGATAATACTTATCATAAAGCTTATGCATTTGCTGTACAATCTTTAGCTGGTAAAATACTAACGTTTCATGTAATGACTGATTACGGTATGCTTAGATCAAGAGTACCTATTTCAGAAATATATATGGAAATACCTAAAGCTGATATTCCATTTCATTTTAAACAACTATGGGATTGCTTTTCAGAAAATGTATCTGTTATTACATATGATTATTTATATGAAAAACGCTGTCAAGTAGTTTTAAAGGATGGTAGTATGATATGGGCTACATATTTAATGACAGTAGATTGGTATAGAAATCCTTACTCAGATGAGCCATCTGATTATAAATGTGGACATATCTTAATTGCAGATGATGGTTATTTACTTTGCCAACCTAATAATAGAATATACTGGAAAGATTCTAATTGGGTTACAAAACCTTTTCCTGTAGAACCTTCTACATTTAAAGTAGATACACATATTGAATCCGTTGAAGCCCAATCTGATAAGTGGGTATCTGAAGATTCTAGTAGTTATTATTATGAAATAAAAAAGATTGAAGATGGTAGTCAAGTTATTTGATATACAAAATGGTGTGGTTGTTCCAACTGAACACTGCTACACATTAGAAACTCTTAAAAAGATCATGGATAACTATCCTGATGATTACCTTAAGATCTATCAGTACCTATTTTATATGACATGCCCTAGTCCAGACTTAAATCCTTTTTTTAATCTTGCAGAAGATGACAAAGAAGAGATTATATTAGCAGAGATAAATGCAGAGTTTAGCCCAGAGGATGAGGGTATCCCAGGTGCTTTAAACATGTGTAGAAAATTATATGAAACACCAACCTCTAGAGCCTACAATGGTATTAAGCAAATGCTTGATAGATTAGCTAGGTATATGGAGACAACAAGTATAACAGATGGAAGAGACGGTAACATCACAGCGCTTGTCAACACGGCAGCCAAATTCCAACAAATTAGAGAAGCCTACAAAGGTGCATACAAAGACTTACAAGAAGAGCAGCAGGGACGCGCGCGTGGAGGAGCGGGACTTGCATATGACCAAACGTGATTATTTGTATGACTATTTTTTACATTACAACATATATCAAGAAAAATGGTATGCTGTAACCAGAGATCTTATAAAAGATTATCTAAATGGTTTTATTAAGCCAAGAGGATTTAAAGAACTAAAAGATCTTTTGCATACATTAAAAAAGAAACATGCTAAGAAGCACTGACATAGAAATACCTACCTGGGAAAACGGTGAGTGGGGAACTACAGCTTTTGCTACAAAAGATGAGTTCAGGGATTTTGCGCTTAGTATTTTTAAAGAACCTGGTCAGTACCATTTTGACGAGACCAGCAAAATGTTTAATGAGCAAGCTAGACTATTTAATGAAATAGGTTTTTACTGTAAAGCCCCACAGGGTACTAAAGATTTTATAGTATACTGGAATGATCAGAAGAATAAGTGTAGAGTCGGTGTTATTTTTAAAAGCGGTAACAACACTTGGTATATCCCAAGAGACTACTACATGTGGTTAAATTTCTTACCTATTTTTAATAAAGAAACACAAAAGTTTGGATTTGCTGACATACGTGATGCACAGTATCATATGGCTCTTTATGAGTGTTTAGCAGAATTAAGCAATAAACATGTTGCCATACTTAAAAAACGTCAGATTGCATCATCATATTTTCACGCAGGTAAACTTATTAATCAGATATGGTTTGAGGAAGGGGTTACTCTTAAAATGGGAGCTAGTCTTAAAGACTATATTAATGAGAAGGGTACCTGGAAATTCTTAAATGAATATGAAGCATTCTTAAATAAACATACAGCATGGTACCGCCCTATGAATCCTAACAAGGTTATGATGTGGCAGCAAAAGATTGAGACTGTAGATCCACTAAGTAAGCGTAAATCTGAAGTAGGTCTCAAAGGTGTAATGCAAGGTATGTCCTTTGAAAAAGACCCAACTAATGGAGTAGGGGGACCATGTAAATACTTCTTCCATGAGGAGGCTGGTATTGCGCCTAAGATGGATACTACGTTTGAATATATCCGTCCTGCCATGAAGTCTGGGTTTATGACTACAGGTATGTTTATAGCAGCAGGTTCAGTAGGAGACTTGTCTCAGTGTGAGCCGCTTAAAAAGATGATTACAAGACCTGATGCCAATGATATATATGCAGTAGATTCTAACTTAATAGATGATACTGGTATTGTAGGAAGAACTGGATTGTTTATTCCAGAACAGTGGTCCATGCCCCCATTTATTGATGAGTATGGTAACTCTAAAGTAGAAGAAGCATTAGCTGCATTAGATCAGCAGTTTGCTGAATGGAAAAGAGAGTTAGATCCGCAAGAATATCAGTTGCGTATATCTCAGCACCCTAGAAATATTAAAGAAGCATTTGACTATAGAACGGTATCTATATTCCCTCAACACTTAGTAACAGCTCAGCTTAGAAGAATTGAGGATAAGATGTACCCATATGAACACTTAGATATTTATAGAGATACTGATGGTAGACCTGCTGTAACAATGACAAACAAGTTACCTATACTAGAGTTTCCTATAACTAAGAATACAGAAGACAAAACTGGATGTTTAGTTGTGTATGAAAGACCAGTGAAAGAACCTGAGTTTGGAATGTACTATGCAAGTATTGACCCGGTGGGTGAAGGAAAGACAACCACCTCAGAATCACTATGTTCTATCTATGTGTATAAAACCCCAGTGGAAGTAACTAAAAATGATGGTGAAAAGGTAGAGACCTTTATAGAGCATGATAAGATAGTAGCTGCTTGGTGCGGACGTTTTGATGATATAAATAAAACACACGAGAGATTAGAACTTATTATAGAGTGGTATAATGCCTGGACTATTGTAGAAAACAACATAAGCCAGTTTATTAACTACATGATATACAGAAAGAAACAAAAGTATCTTGTGCCTAGATCCCAGATCTTATTCTTAAAAGATATAGGTGCTAATGCTAATGTATTTCAAGAATACGGATGGCGTAATACAGGTACTCTATTTAAGAGTCACATGGTAAGTTATGCTATTGAGTTCTTAAAAGAAGAGCTTCATCAAGAAGTTACAGAAGAGGGTAAAGTTGTTAAGACAACATATGGTATAGAACGTGTTCCAGATATTATGTTACTCAAAGAAATGATGGCTTACCGTGAAGGAGTTAACGTGGATAGACTTGTATCATTTGCAGCTTTAGTGGCTTTTGCTAAAGTTCAACAGGCAAATAGAGGGTATAAAAAGCGTTATGAAGAGACTGGTATAGCAAAAAACTTGGATAACTCCAATAAATTCAGTAAATTAAATATGAGCCCTTTCCGTCATATGGGTGGAAAAGGTTCTGGCTTTAGTGGTATGAATAAACCACGATCACCATTTAAAAACTTCAGATAATATGCAGGTATATAATGCAATGCAATTAAAGAATGGGGCTAAGGGTGAGTATAACCGTATGGGTACTCTTAATCAGCCTATTCAATTTTTGCCAAAAAAGAAAAAAGATCAAGAATGGGCTGCTTGGAACCTTGACTGGTTAGAGTGGGAAGGATTAAAACAGGTCCGCAGAAATGCACGCAGACTCATGAAAAACTATAAACTCGCCAAGGGTATTATAGATAAAACAGACTATATCATTGAAGATGATAATGAGTATGCAGACCTGATTGATGTACTTACCAAAGAAGATGCATCTGCTCTTGAACTAAAGTTCTATCCTATTATACCTAATGTAGTTAATACTCTTGTAGCTGAATTTGCTAAGCGTAATACACGCGTAAACTATACAGCAGTTGATGAATATTCATACAATGAGATGTTAGAGCTTAAAAGAAGTCAGATTGAACAGACTCTTCTTTTTGAAGCTGAGCAAAAAATGGCAATGAATTTATCTCAGATGGATCCTAACTCTGAGGAGTATCAGCAACAAATGTCTCCTGAGAATCTTAAGACTTTGCCTCAAATTCAGGAGTTTTTTAATAAGGACTACCGTAGTATGGTAGAGCAATGGGCTGAGCACCAGCATAGGGTTGATGTTGAGCGTTTTAGAATGGATGAGCTTGAGGAGAGAGGTTTCCGTGATATGCTTATTACTGACCGTGAGTTCTGGCATTTCAAGATGTTAGAGGATGACTATGATGTAGAATTATGGAATCCTGTGCTTACATTCTATCAGAAATCACCAGATACCCGTTATATATCACAAGCTCAATGGATAGGTAAGTTTGATATGATGACTGTATCTGATGTTATTGACAAGTATGGTTGGTTAATGACTGAGGATCAGATGAAAGCTTTAGAGCTTATTTATCCTGTAAGATCAGCTGGTTACCCTATTCAAGGTTATCAGAATGATGGATCTTATTATGATGCTACTAAGTCACATGACTGGAATACACAAGCACCATCATTAGGTTACCGTCAGTTTACATCTATGTGGGACAATGCTTACTATGGTGGTGATATAGTAAACTGGATTATGATGAGTAGTGAAGACTACTATGATCTAGGTATGAGTAACATGTTGCGTGTTACAACTGTTTACTGGAAATCTCAACGTAGAATTGGTCATGTCACACGCATCTCAGATAATGGGAATGTATCTCAAGATATAGTTGATGAAACTTATGTTGTTGTAGATAAACCTATTTATAATACAAACATTGTAAAGAATAAAACTAAAGACAACTTAGTTTTTGGTGAGCATATAGATTGGATCTGGATCAATGAGGTATGGGGTGGTGTTAAGATTGGTCCTAACCGTCCTACATTCTGGGGAAGTAATAACCCAGGTGGTATAAACCCTATTTATTTAGGTATAAATCAGAACTTAATTAATCCTCTTAAGTTCCAGTTTAAGGGTGATAACTCTATGTATGGATGTAAGCTTCCTGTAGAAGGCTCTGTATTTTCAGACCGTAATACAAGATCTACATCTCTTATAGATCTTATGAAACCGTTCCAGATTGGTTATAATATTGTAAATAATCAAATTGCGGATATCCTAGTAGATGAACTAGGTACTGTAATCTTACTGGATCAGAATGCTTTACCTAGACACTCTCTCGGAGAAGACTGGGGAAAGAATAACTTAGCTAAAGCGTATGTGGCAATGAAGAACTTCCAGATGTTACCATTGGATACTTCTATTACCAATACAGAAAATGCTCTAGCTTTTCAGCATTATCAGAAACTAGATCTAGAACAAACTAACCGTTTGATGTCCCGTATTCAATTGGCTAATCACTTTAAAATGCAAGCCTTTGAAGTTATTGGTATTACACCTCAAAGATTAGGACAGCAAATTGGTCAAACTAATACAGCAACGGGTATTGAACAGGCAGTAAGTGCTTCTTATGCACAAACTGAAACATACTTTATTCAGCATTGTGATTATTTAATGCCTCGCGTGCATCAGATGCGTACAGACTTAGCTCAGTTCTATCAGTCTACAAAACCATCTACCCGCCTTCAGTATATAACCACACTTGATGAACGTAAGAATTTTGAGATAAATGGTACTGATCTATTACTAAGAGATCTTAATATATTCTCTACTACTAAAGCAAATCATAGAGCTATCCTTGAGCAGCTTAAGCAAATGGCTCTTCAGAATAATACTACTGGAGCATCTATTTATGATCTAGGTAATGTATTACGTTCTGAGTCTATTGCTGAGGTTACACACATTCTTAAGGATGCTGAGAAGAAACAACAGTCTCAGAAACAAGCTGAAATGCAACAGGCTCAGCAAATGCAAGAGCAGCAGTTACAAGCTAAGGCTGAAGAGCAACGTCAGAAGCTTGAGTTTGAAGCTACTGAAAACCAGAAAGATAGAGAAGCTAGAATACTAGAAGCTCAAATTAGATCAGCTGGTTATGGTGCTATGCAAGATGTTAACCAGAATATGCAAAGTGACTACCTGGATTACTTAGATAAAGTAGAAAGAAGTTCTCAATATGCAGAGACTATGAATCTAAATAGAGAGAAAGAAATCATAAAGCAATCTGAGCATAGAGATAAAATGAATATAGAACAACAAAAGTTAAATACTCAAAAAGAAATAGCACAGACTCAGCTGCAGATTGCACGTGAAAATAAGAACAAATATGACAAAGGAGAGAAGAAAAAAGAAGAGAAAGAATATTTTAATCATGCTAATCTCTAAAGTTTAAACTCATACTTTTGCGTATATTAATAGTGTAGACAAAACCAACACATATGGCTACTGAAGAAAAAACCAACCAAGAAACAACCTCTATTGAACAAGTAGAGATGAACCTAGATGAGATTCTAGGTACACCGGGTGCAGAAAACGTTATGCTCCCAGAGACAGAAAAGAAACCTAATGTATTTACAAAGGAGACTGCAGATCTGTCTTTCCTAAATAGCGATTCTGATGAAGAAGGCTCAGAATCAAAAGAAGAAAGTAAACCTGAAGAAGTTGCTGCTACAGTTCTTAAAGAACTTGATCAAGAAATGTTAGGTCAACCTAGAGATGATGAAGATGATTCAGATTCTAAAAAATCAGCAGGAAGGCCAAAGATTGATAAAAGCGGAACTAGTGAACTTTTTAAAAAGCTTATTGATAAAGGACAGATTGTACCTTTTGATGATGACAAGTCTTTAGATGAGTACACTATTAAAGACTTTGAAGAACTTCTAGAAGCAAACATTGCTGACCGTGAGAATCAAATACGTCAAACTACACCGGTTGAATTTTTTGATTCTTTACCAGAAGAACTTCAAGTTGCTGCCAAGTATGTAGCAGATGGCGGAGAAGATCTTAAAGGATTGTTCCGTATTCTATCTGAAGTTGAAGAACACCGTCAATTAGATCCTAAAGATGCTAAAGACCAAGAGCAAATTGTACGTGAGTACTTAAGAGCTACAAACTTTGGTAATGAAGATGAGATTGATGAAGAAATCTACAGCTGGAAAGACAGAGGTGACTTAGAGTCAAAAGCTCTCAAGTTTAAACCAAAGTTAGATAAAATGCAAGAACGAGTTGTTGCTCAAAAACTTGCCCAACAAGAACATATGCGTAAGCAACAACATGAAGCTGCACAAGCGTATATGCAAAATGTATATACAACACTTAATGCAGGTGAGATCAACGGAATCAAGTTGGACAAAAAAACTCAAGGTATGTTATATACCGGTTTAGTTCAACCTGGTTATCCTTCAATATCAGGTAAGCAAACAAACATGTTAGGTCACTTACTAGAGAAATACCAGTATGTTGAACCAAGACATGACTTGATTGCTGAAGCTCTTTGGTTATTAGCTGATCCAGATGGATATAAGTCTAAGATCAAAGAACAAGGTAAAAATGCTGCTGTAGAGAAAACAGTACGTCAACTTAAGACTGAACAAGCTAAGATGGCTACAAGTACTCCAGTAGTAGAACAAGAAGAAACAACTCAAAGAAGAATTCCACGCGGTGGTAACTTTTTTAAGCGATAAATTAATTAACCCTTAAATAAACAAAAAAAACATGGCAACTCCAGTTTTAAACAATGGTATATTTCTACGGGATACCAACTACGCAGCTAGTTCACACGTAGATTCTTACCACTTGGTTAACATGCTCAAGAATGCTGAACCTATGGATTTAGGACCAGTAGATCTTTGGGCAATGGCGCAAAAGGTAGAAATGCCTTTGTACCAAATGTCTAGCTTTGGTGGAAAGAATGTAATTAATGTTGACAATGCTAGAGGAGAGTACAAGTGGCAAACGCCTATTGTGATGGATCTTCCTTACATTGTTGATGAAGTATTAACAACTGATCATGGTGAGTCATTAACACTTGGTGCTGATGGTACTACCTTCCAAATCAAAATTTCACGTCGTGAATTTGGACATGGTGATATCATCACTTATGACAAGTACAATGGTGCTGAAATGTACATTACTGCTGATGACATTGTTCCAGTAGGTGACGGTTTTGTTTACACCGTGCAATTAGTAAACAATGATTCTAGTTATGGTTTGGATACTTCTATCCTTGCACCAGGTACTAAAATCTTCCGTAAAGGTTCTGCTCGTGGTGAGTACGGAGAGCGTTTCTCTGACATCGTGACAGCAACTGGTTTCCGTGAGTTCTACAACTTCGTAGGTGGTGCTGAAGCTCATGTTCACTACTCTATCTCATCTCGTGCAGACTTGATGATCAAAGGTGGAATGAACGCTGATGGTACTGTTCCAGTAGTTGAGATCTGGCGTAACTTTGACAAAACTTCTGATCCATCTATCACTAGTCTTGAGACTATGGTATCTCGTATGGGTAAGGATTATGTTAAGCGTGCTATGAACAATGGATCATTGTCTCGTACATTCTTGACCGCAATGGAAGCAGCTCACTTGAGTAAAGTAGCTAATGACATTGAGACTTACTTAATGTGGGGACAAGGTGGACGCGTTCGTCAGGATGGTCCAGATGATATCCGTTTGTCAGTGGGTCTTTGGAGACAGCTTGACAACTCATTCAAGCGTATCTACAATAAGTCTAACTTTAACTTAGATTTATTCCGTTCAGAAATCTACAACTTCTATGCTGGTAAGGTTGACTTCCAAGGTCCAGATCCTAAGCGTCAGTTGATTGTACAAACTGGTATGGGTGGTATGCGTATGGTTAATGAAGCTATCAAGCGTGAGGCTATGTCTTCAGGATTGTTAATTCAGGCAGCTGACATCGGAGCAATCACTGGTCAAGGTATGGACTTAAACTTTGGATTTGCTTACACTTCTTATGTTATCCCATTCTTGGCTAACGTGAAGTTTGTATTGAACCCAGCGTTTGATAACTTACACACCAATGACATTGAAAACCCAATCATTGATGGTTTCCCATTGTCTTCTTACTCATTCATTATCTTTGATATCACAGATAACACTAATGACAACATCTTCTTGTTGAAGTTATCTTGGGATAATCAATTGAAGTGGTGGTATCAAAATGGTACTATGGATTACATGGGACGTAGTCAAGGATTTGCGTCTTCTGGACAATTCAATGGATACCGTGTATACATGACTCAAACAATGCCTGCTATCTGGGTTAAAGACCCAACCAAGGTATTGAAGATTGTTATGCGTAACCCAATCACTGGAGGTTCATTCTAATCTTAATATATCTGTAAATCGGGGGAGAGTTGAAAGCCTCCCCCTTTTTACTATCTTTACAAAAAACCAATAAATAAACCCAACAAATTATGAGCTTTACACTTGTAGAAACTAAAACAGGGTCTAAACGTAGTCCTGTAGCAATTAAACCTTATTTTGACGGAAGACTGTCTAATATGGGACTTGAACAGTATGGATTATCTCTCTTTGAAGGAGTTACCCATTATGAGCAATTAGCATGTATTGAAAATAACGGTATCAAGCGTTATATTACAGGTCTTAATGAGTTTGCTCCTGATGTGCGTAATATTCCAGATCCTGAGCTAAGAGAAGCAAGGATTAGAGAAATACGTAACACTGTAGCTGAACTTGAGAGAGTTCTAGCAGCTAATGTTATTGACATTGAAGATAAAGACTTCTGGAATAAGGTTCAATTGCTAAAACCTAATAATGATGAGTTTTGGGGTAAGATTGAAATTAAATGTGGAAATGACCCTATATTCTTAAATCCTGATGATCCTTATGATCTAATCAAGATTTATGCAATAAATGCTGGCGGATTTAGTATTGTAGCTAAGAGCTATGAAGATGCTAGATCTAGACAAAAAGCACCAAAGTTCTTTCTAGATAAGTATGAAGAGACTGTATCTACTAAGACTGAGAACAAAAAGCTACGTAACAAAGCTCTTGCAGAGTTACAGAAACTGTTTGATAAGAATACTAACAAACTATTCTATGTAGCTAAAGTTGTGGACATTGCTGGTGCTCAGTATAAGAAATCTACACCTAATGATGT